AGAACAAACAAATAGCGCAAACATTAAAATTAATTGTTTCATAATCACGTTTTTATATAATTGTTATTGGTTCTAATCAGTGGCCACTGATTGTTTAAGTTGGTAAACCTTATCGATGTCACCAACATATTCATCTGGATTATAAGCCATACTCAATAGTTTGTCTTTTACTCTGAGTAACTTATCTTTCATATCCAAATCAGTATTTTCATTTAATTTACTATCGATTAAATCAATACATTCTTTTTTAAGGTTTACGTACACATCTTCTTTGTTTTCATCTGTGCCGTTTAAAACTGATTTGATTATTTTTTTTTCACTTTCTGTAATATCTGAATATTTTAAATTAAATCTATTAATTGCCAATTTAGTTAATACACTAGGTGGTAAATTTAGAGATTCATATTGTTCAACTTCTTCTTCATCTACTTCCATCATCTTTCTTGTGATGAAATTAATTGACTCTTGAATTTTATCTATAGAGGAAGCTGTTTTTTTAGTTTCTACTAATACATTAATATGGTTATATAATTCTATATTTTCTTTAACTAATTCTTTACCCTCTAATAAAGATACTAATTTTTTTGACCCACTATTAATTTCTTTTTTATCTAATTTTTTTAATAGTTCGATATTTTCTTTAATATAGTATTTGGCATCAGACTCATTAATAAATTTTTTATCACTTAAATTCTTATATAGTAAAAATTGTGATTTTAATGATTTGTTTTCTTTTAGTTCTTTCAAGTAACTAATAAATAATTTTTTACCTTCACTATCTTTTTTAATGATAGATTCTGTTAGAATTAAGTTAAAGGTATCTTTTATTTTTCCAAAGTTATTCATACTTTTTTTATTAATAAATATTAAGATTTTATAAAAAGGTCTATTTTTCTTCGTCTCGTATTAAACCATCTATCTCTTTTGACATTTGTTCGATCTTAGAATTTATGCTTTCTACACCATTATCCACATTAATTATGTTTTGATCGTTATCTATACTCTCAATTAATCTTTTTAAATAAATGTTTTGATATTTTTTGGTTTTATTAGTTAGTTTGGATTTATTTTCCTCTACTATTAAATCACCTTTCTTATTTGTAGATTCTACCGGTGCTTCTGCTGCACCAGCTTCAGCTCCCGCTTCTGCGGTTGCACCACCTTCCATTTCAGCACCAAAGTCTGACCCACCACCAAAGTCTGACCCACCACCGAATGATTCATCTCCACCGGACATGTCATCACCACCTTCTTCACCAGCTGCGTTAGTTGGTGTTGTACCGAATTCACCATATAAAGTATCTACCCTATCAAATATACCAGTCTTCTTAATTATAGTAGAAGTTTGTTCCATTTCTGCAGATGCAGCTTTTTCCATTCTTTGTTGTTCTAAATCATTTCTTATTTCTTCTTCACTCATCCCTAAAATATCTCTTTTAGCTCTAGTCATAGAATACGCACCAAAACCGTTACCTGCATCTGATACTGCATCCTTATAAAGAGTTACCTTCATTTGAGTTTGTTCAGTTTTTAACATATCCGCTTGAGTAGAAGGGTTGTTAAGTGACAACGTAAAGTTTTCTAATTCATCTTCTAATCCTAAAACATATAAATGAATAATTGCGATTTTATTTAATTCTTGTATTATCGATTGTTGTACTCTATTTATTGTCCTTGAAAATCTAATATCTTGTAGTGCTAAATTTTTACCTTCACCAGTCACCTCCTCGAAACCCAAAAATGGTTTAGGTACTCTAAGAGCTGTAAACAATTTTTTCTGTAGGTATTGTATATCTGCAATTTCTGATAAGTTAGTTGCACCAGGAAGAGTATCTATGGGGCTAGGGGCGTTAGGGTCTCTAACAGGTATAAAATAATCCTGATCTTGAGCCATTTGATTATATCTAGTATCTATTTGACCCGTTTTTTGATCTATAACTGGGCTTCTTTTAAAGTTATCTGCAATTTTATTAATATATGCTGGAACATCTGCCTCATCGATATTACCAACAAATATTTTAAATATCCTTCTTTCTGGTGCCCTAGTTACTCTATATATTAACATTGCATCTTCAGATAGAAGTAATTGTTTCCAAATTCTTCTCGCTTTTTCTAATACTGACGTACCATAAGGTAATCTCCTATCATCACCCAATAATCTAAAATGTGCTATTTGCCAAGCATTAAATTCTATATCCTTATTACTCCATACAAATTTAACTGGGTTAAATTTATCCTCAGTTTCAAGACTAGAATTTTCACCGAATCCATCATTCTCTTTTCTACTTACTTCTATATTGGGTAATTGTTTTACGTTGGTTATACCTTCTTCACCATCTATATTTAAAAATAAAAAATTGTCACCGTATTTACATGTGTTTCTTACCCACATAGGTAAATTTGTGTGTATATCTAACCTATTAAAAAATAGGTCTTGTAATATTCTTTTAACTCTTTTACTTTCTGAAAATATGTTTAAAATTCTACCTTCCCCGTTTTGAGTTGTAGATTCTTCCATAAAAATGTCTAATGCTGCTGCTATCTCTGGGAAAAATTCCATCCCTTCAAAATCTGCATATGAAGCTAATCGTGTAGTTTCATAATATATCGAGTGCTGATATATCTCATTATCAACCTTAGACCACATATCAGAAAGATATTTATTTTGTTGCATTTGCAACTTTTTATGATCGTATTCTTCTTTAGATTGTGTTTTAAGTAATTCTTCATTACCTAATGAATATCTGGATTTACTTTGTTTCTGACTTATCTCAGGACCAAATAAGTCTCCTAACTGTTGAAATATTGTTTTTTTTGCCATCTTATCTTATATATTGTTTTACCATTATAATAAATATCTATTAAAAATAAATATTATCTAATCCCAAATAACCAATTAAATTCACCTTTATCATTATTTCCGTTAGATGCCTCTTTTGGGTGATACGTTGGGGTGTTAGTATAAAAAGGGTTAACATGGGGTTTATCTATTTTATCTGTTTCATTACCACTAGACACAGTAACCCAACTATCTAACATTGCTTTTGTTTGTTTTTCTATGGCTTTTAATTTTTTAAATGTTGTTTGTACAATAAATATTGGCATTGCCAATGCCATAATTATATCATCATGATACCCATCCATATGATCTGGCCTACCATTTCTATACACAAAAGTCTTTAATTCAGAAATCAATCTAACTGATCTAATAATTGTTTTACTTTCTCTTACATGCTCTTCTAAATCACTAACCATTTGTAACCTTGTGTTCCCTACATTATAACCTGGAACCTTATCACCTTGTTTATATACACTTTTTGCGTATTTTTCACTTAAGCTTCTACTTTTAGGGTCATCATAATGAAGATATTTATAACCCATTTCTAGAAGTTTCATTACTGTAGAAACCCCCATACCACCAGTTATATCTACAACAGTATATGCTTGATAAAGATTACCATACTTATAAACTATTTCCGCTAATAAATCAGGTGGTAGTTTATATTGAAATTCTGCAACCTGTTCTAAACCATCAAAGTCTAATATTACTATAGTTGAACTGTCTGCCCCATCTCCCCTAGATACGTCTACACCCATAATATATTTATGACCCTCTTCTGGTTCTTTCCATATCCACATAGATTTTTCCATTTCTGCCATATATTTTGGGTCTTTAACATAATTATCGTTTTGGTATTCGATATATTCATCATCTATAACGTTACCACCAGAACTAACAAATGACACATCTAATTCTTGGGCTATTTGTTTTTTATCCCCATTCATATCCCTACACATTTCTTCATACCATGGGGAGGATGCTTTCCATCCATCTTTAACCATTATAGTGTAATCATCTATGTGGATACTATCAGTTTCATATGTGTTACCACTATATTCCCACCTCAACGTCTCTCTACCTATACTCTCACAAACAATTATTTCTTCCTCACCCCTTAACCATCTTAAATTTCTATTATATCTTATATCTTCATGCCACCGCATCTCAATAATTTTAAAGTTGTTATCCCCTTTTTTTGCACCGTCATACGTTCTATAATATAACGCATCTTGCCCATTAGGTGTTGATATTAACGTTACCTTACCACCAGTACCCAAAGAGGTTAATGCAGCACCAAATACCTCAGCACCATTATCAATAAACGCAGCTTCATCCATTATTAAGAATGTAGGGGTATACCCCCTAAGAGCATCTTTAGATGTTGCCAAAGCTTTAACCTCACATTTTGTACCCTTTGTTTTTATATGCCCCTTAGCTTCAATATCTAAATATGAGTCACCTTCTTTTACTCCCCATACCCATGCAGGCATTTGATCTAAAAAATCTTTTATTTTTTTAAGAAATTCTTGGGCTAAAGTTTGTTTATTTGCTAATACCAATACTTTCCAAGGGTTATTAGGGTCACCGAAAGCAATTTTTACTGCGATATATGCGGCAGTAGTAGTAGATACACCTGCCTGACGAGGTTTAGTAACAATATTTCTATTGTGGTTTTCATATGATTCTATTATTTTTTTTTGTTTAATATATAACTTAAAGGGGACAAATCCTTTTTGTGTTAAATCATATGTTTTCAAAAACGTTTCAATTGCATATGTAGGGTCACCTAAACAACGTGCGTATATTTTTAATTTTTCTGCTCTATCCATAAGGTTAGTTTACTAATAAATATAAAAATGTGAATAAAACTATTAAAATGCAACTAAATTATCGTTTTTCCAAGCTTCATAATTGGGACCTAACTGATAGGTAATCTGTCTACCATTTCTAACAGGGGTAATAATTCCAGATTCTTGGGCTGCTTTCCAAAAATACGCATGTTGACCTGTTGATCTCCCCCTGGAGTTAATATAATCCAAAAATCCCGACTTCGTTTTGGGGTTAACATCCTTTAGGTAGTTAACCAAAGACTGCATCATACCATCTTTCTTTATAAATGTTAATCCCCTATGTTTCTCAAATAAGGTTATACCATGTTTAATCGCCCATTCTTTAACGTAGGGGTATATTTCATCATAATTACCCGACCTATCTTTCATAATTGATGCCCTTTTAATTGCACCAGCGACTTCAAAGTTATCAAAAAGATATTGTATCGCATCATAAGTTAACCCATCTCTCATTTCTTTTACTATCTCTACACTTGATTCTGTTATAGAATAACCATGGGGTATAGTTTTTAAAACCGCATCTAATTGCAAAAACTTAGAATAAGGGTTTGACCCACCTTGAACGATTTCTTTAGCTGCGCTTTGCCCAACCAAACCAAAATAGTTTCCATACTTATCTCTTAAATCTTTAGATATATAGTAATTATCCTTTATTTCTTTTAACATTTTCTCTTTAACTAACTCCATTAACACTGAATTATTAATAATTTCTTCTTCACTATATGAATATAAGGTAGTGATTTCATACATAGTTGTTTTTAGGTCTGCACTTGACAACCCTTGTTTTACTTTATTGGCCAATTCCATCTGTTTGGTTTCTTCCTTTACTATTCTCCTATGTTGTGACTCTGTTATTATAATCTTCATATTAATAAATATTAGTTACCACCATATAAATTATCTCGTAATGAATCATTAAAATAATCATTCACTATATCATGGTCTGGATAAAAATATTGTAAGTCAGGAAATCTCAGCTCATCCCCACTTTCTCTTAATACCTCTCCCCACGATTCTATATACTCTGAATAAGAATGTTCTGGGAAATCTGAAAAGGTGTTCATCCATTCTTTATATAAATTGTCATAATCTTCTTGTTTGATGGGGATTTCTAACATATTTAACTCATTATTTTTATCTGGGCCCGGAACCTGCACCCATTTTGGGTTGATTCCGAAAAAACTTTCCAACTCTGACATTGCACCCTTGAATAATTCTGAATGTGCAGCATCATTATATGCTCCATTATAAAGATTTACCATATCACTTTTTAATTCATCAAATTCATCTAACTCATTAATCAAATCATAAAGTAATGAAGAGGTATCCCCATCTTTAATAAAATTTATTGTTCTTCTATCCATTGGGATACTACCGGTATCTGGGTCAACTACATCTAAAAACGATTCAGGGGCGTTATGAAATAAATCATCTTCGGATGTATATGAAGGGAGAACTTCTATTATAGATTGTAACCCTTTATCATCAAGGCTATCCCACATTTCTTCTAGCGGGTAGTTATACCACCCAAATATCTCAACATAATCGTCACCAAAAATTGCATCACTTATCCATTCATTATCAAATAATGGTTTAAATTCATAATAAGAATCTACAAGGATAAATTTTTGATTACCTTCACCCTTCTCTACTACATCTATAAATTTATATGGTTTATAAAATTTACCCCACCATCCAGTATCTTTTAAAAATTGATATTTGTCATCAGTACTTTTAACCCAATAATCAATCTCACCATCACTATCTAGAGTGTCGTAACCATTATTAACTAACCATTTAAATGTAAAAAACTTAGCATCCCATTCATCCAAACCAAATGTTTTTTCTACATCATCAGAAGCTTGCAAACTACTTTTATCTTCGTCTTCTGTTCTCCCTCGCCAAACGTCCTTCCTTTTAAGAAATTTAAAAATGGCATTCTCTAGTTTAGGGGATTTCCTAATATCTTCTGTAATTATATTTTTAAATGTTAATTTCACACCTTTGGGGTATCCTATCTATTTTTTATATAAATATCTTATGTATATAAAAAAATCCCACCTTGATGGGATTCTAATATTATCTTTACAGTTTTTTTATTTTAGTATTAAAAATTTACAAATACTTGTATAACTTATCCATCATATCAATATCACCCGCATCTAAAGCATCATCTATTAACTTCTGGATTTCAGATTTTGACATTTCAGAATAATCGACATCTTCTGGTGTTGACGTATCTTCGGGAGTATCTTCTTGTGGTGAAGGTGCAATGCCCACATCATCTAATAAATCATCTAATCCCGCATCGAAAGTATTTTCATCGCCTGTTACAATATCTTCTAAGCTATCATTTTCATCTTCTTGATGTAGTTCTCTTAGGTGGTCAATTACTTTTTCACATTCATGAGTAGAGGATAGTATTTCTTTCATAAAACTATGAAATTTATCTGCAGGTAACTGAGATAGTTGTTGGAATAACCAATGTTTTATCTTATAATCCTCATCATTAATACATTCAAGAAATTTTTCCCACATTCCTGGACCCAATCTCATTCCCCATATTTCACCACTAATAGTATCAGCTCTACCAATAACATGTTTCTGTTCATCGGGAGCCATATGTTTTTTCCCCCAATCCATTGCAGCTAACTCCATAACCCCTTTGATTAATTCATGCACTAAAAGAGGGAATATCCACGCTTTAGCTTCTATTATAGGTTCTTCCTCTTCTTCATTTTCCTCTTCTTCACTTTCAGGTTTTTTTGGTTTTTCCCATTTAATTTTTTCTGTTCCACCAATAGCACTACCCATAGCACTTTCTGGAACTAACCAATATTGGTAATCTGCCAATGACATTAATTTACCATAAAGACCCATTAAACGAGGGTCTATCTTATCTAATTCATCAGCAACTTGATGGAATATATAGTGACCTTTCTTTGCTGCCCCTTGCATCATAGCATTAAGTGAATTTCTTTTAGCAACTTCAGAATCTAATTCTTTCATTCTTTCAGCACTTTTAGGTTTGAATTCTTCTTCTTCACCCTCTTCTCCTTCTTCCTCATTATCATCATCTAAATTTAATTCTGATCCGGGTGGAACTAGATTTGGTCTTAACATATCTTCCGGTATATCAAACTCCTCACTTACTATATCAATTGCCAACTGCTCTAATTGTGCTTTTTTTGATTGTTCAATTTCCCCAACTTGTTGCATAATTTGCATCATTTGTCTCATCATCCCCATATCAATATTTTCTACCCCATGATATCTTTTAACCATATTAACAATATCTTTAAATCTTTTACTAGCAAGTTTTTCTGAATATTTTTGAGATGTTCCAGTACCTGGTAATGAAGGACTACCACCAAATGGGTGAGTGTCTTGACCTAAACTTTGTTCAATACTTTGATCCATTCTTTCTCTATGAGATGGGTCGTATTCTATTGCTTCTCTTAAATGTTTCTTTACTATTAGTTTAGTAATTTCGTTTATTCTATTTATTTTCTTTCTCATAGTTATTGTTTTATTTTATACTTAGTATACCAACCCAAAACTGCCAAGATTCTTTAGCCATCTTTTCGAATATATGTTGTACATTTCTCATTTCATGGTTACCATTGGTATTATCTATTCTGTTTAATGCAGCTCGGATTAATATATCTCTAATCTTTTGTTTATTATCTAATAAATAGTTTATAGTTACTAACCTTTCCTTTAATATGGAGATAGTAGTATCATTTTCCCCATCTTCATTATCATATTCTTCTTCCTCAATACTCCTCTCAATAGATTCTGGATCACTTCTTTCTCCATATAAAAATCTATGTAGATCGTCTTTTGCCCAATTAAGTATTGGGGGTGATTGTAACATATTAACAATCCCACTTTGTCGGATCATCTCAAAGTATTTCATTATATCCCTTCGTTCTTGTGGGTCTACCTCTCTTAGGTAAGGAAAATCATACTGAGACTCAACTATCTTACTTTTTTTTTTAACTGATGAATTTTTTATATATTCCAGTAAATCATTTTTTTTCATTCTGGGATTGATGGATTCTTTTTTAGATTTTTTACTCCCTTTCTTTTTTTTCTTAACTTTTTGGGGTAATTCATCGTAATCTTCATCGGTCATTGTAGAAGCAAATTCATCTGCAATATCGGGCTCATTTGCATAAAGATAAGCTTGTTGTGCTTTGGATGCAAACTTTTCAGATATTAAACTTTTTATAATATCCTTTTTTTTCATTTTATCTTCTAAATTTATTCTTCTTTTTTGATTTTCTACCTAACATTTTTTTAATTTCATTAACTGTT